TTTGTTGCAAGTCCAATTGCGCCTAATGCAACAGCAAATGCGGCTGCGCCTGCTGCGGCTGAAACTCCACCGGTTGCTAATGCCGTTGCAGCAGCAGAAGCAAGCGAAACTGATCGCAATGCTTTCATAACAGTAATAATTGCTTGAATACCTTTGATTAAAGCTGCCACTGCACCTGCAACTTTTGCTCCAAATAATGCAGCAACTATGACTGCACCTAAAGTTGTAAATACTTTTATATTTCGAGAAACAAAACTAAAGAAATCGTAAATAAAATTAGCAAATGCAATTCCATAACCAAGTGCCATTTGGAAAGCTGCAGCTATTTTGTCGCCATTTTCATCTACCCATTTCTGGACAGCTGGAATGACTTTTTGGATAATAAGATCAGCAAACTTTTGCACCAAAGGTAACAATTTGTAACCTAAAGTTTCAGATGCTTCACCAAATGCTATTTTGATTCGTTCTACTTGACCAGAAAATGTGTTGGCTCTTGCGGCTGCAGCGCCACCAACTTCTGCATTTACTTCAGCTAAAGCCGCTGCAAAATCTTTTGATTTGACTGTAGTTGCTGATATTTGTGGAAATAGTTTACGAAGTGATGTAAGATTTCCATTATATGCTTTACCAACTAAACCTGCTGCAGTTTCAAGATCAATATTTTTAGCAGCTGAAATATCCAAAGCAACATTTAATAGTTTTTGAGCATGGTCAAGATTACCAGTAGCACCTGCAAGTTTGGCTAAAGCTGGACGTAATTGGTCGTCAACAACTCCAAAAGCTAGTTGTGTTGTTGAAATATATTGTTCAGTTGCAGCAATAGCTTCATCAGTTGCGCCAACTGTATTTCTGAGTGAATTGGCAAGAAGTACTTGTGATTTCTGATCTTCCATTGCAGCTTTAACTGCGTCATATCCAACCTTGACAGTAAAAGCGCCTACGGCTGCAGCTGCAACTCCAAAAGCTTTAATTGCTTTATTAGAAAAATCCTTAAACTGCTTTTCCATCTTATTGATGTCTTTAATTGCAGCTTTAGTACCTTTATCAGAGTACTGGGTCAGGATTCGGGCGACTACTGCACCAATTGCCATTTTTACGCCTTTCCTGCCTTATCAAGATTATCTTGTAATTGACGTTTAAGATCTTCTAATGCTTTAGCTACTTCTTTTTGGATTCTTGGGCGTTCTTTATCCACCACTTTCCAAACCAGACGAGATGCTTTGCCAAACCAATTTAATCGTTCAATAAATGTACCTGATTTTTTATTTCTACCTGATAACTCAAATACACGTCCAGCATCTGATTTATTTAACAACGCTCCGGCTGATGTTGTGTAATCACCACGCACTCTGCGTTGACTTCGTGTTTTAGTAATTCCATCTTTGACTTCACTTGCATTCCAAGCAGGCCAACCTTTACCACCCCATGTTCTACCATTTGTAGCAGCAATAGGTCTCCAATTACGCATAGGAGTGTTTGTACTACTACTACGAATACCGTCAACTAAAAGATGAGCTGCAGTTTCAGCGCGTCCAAGTTCAGTGTTAACTAATTTGTTAAATTGACGTACGGCTTTTTCATCAAACTGCTTCATAGCTTTGACAGTTTCTTCAATGCCAGTTAAAACAACTACTGCTTCTTCAGCCATTATCCACCTTTATTTTTTTCTTTTAGATAAGCGAGTATGGCTTCTAAAATACCAGGAGGTGAATCTAAAAGATCACTTGTAGGTATTCCAGTTTCCACCGAGATAGACGCAATAGTATACGTTAAGCTGTCTCGGTGGATCCGAAATTTGCATCAGAATCCAATTCAGCTGATACTAATGTATCAAGAAATTCTGGACCAAATGGTTTGACCACAATATTATTTATTTGCATAGCTTTCCATGCAAGCCAATAAACGTGTTCAATTTTTTGTTCTTCGCTAATCAGTCTAGGTAGACCTTTGCCAAACTGTTGTTCAAATGCAACAATAAGTCTAGGTGTTAATTTATAACTAGCATCAAGACCATCTGTTGTTTTTACTTTAATTGCAAGACCGTCCATTGACGTTCCCCCTTTTTATTTTATGATTTGGTTATTGCTCCTGATATTGGCCATGTAACACTTACTGTTGCCAATTCACCTACTGCTCCATTCAATGGCGTCCATTCAGAAACCAATGTTGAAAATGTATAAGCAGGAGATGTTGATGCAACAGGTCTAACAGTCATAGATACAGCAGTTCCAAGTGTTGGATAAATAGTTGCTTCTAAAGCACTAGCTGCATAGTCTTGGTTGAATTCAAGAGCAATGCTATTATCTGCCAAACCTGCAACTCTTGTTCTGGCTGTATTACCAAATGCGGTTGTTTCTACTACGTCATATGCCGTACTTAAAGTTACAGATGTGACGTATTGGCTAATGTCTGTTGTACCAAATACTACTTGAGCGTTTGTTAAAACAATTCTTGCCATTATGATGTCGCTTTCGTAATTGCCCCATCAATGTTCCAAGTTACAGATGCTGTAGCAAGTTCTCCAACGGCTCCATTTAGTGGAGTCCATTCAGAAACTAAAGCACTAAAACTATATGATGGATTTGTTGATGATGTTGAAGATCCATTTGGCTTGACTACAACTGCAGTAGTTGTTCCTAGCAATGGATAAATTGTTGCTTCAACATTTGATGTTGCATAATCTTGATGAAATTCAAGAGCTACTGAATTATCAGCAAGTCCACCAATACGTGTACGAGCTGCAGTTGAACTAAATGCTGTAGTTTCTACAACATCTCTATTTGTTGTTAATGTAACAGATGCAATGTGATCTGAAAGATCAACACCATTGATTGTTATGTATGCATTAGTAAGGACTAAACGGGCCATCGCTATTCGGCTCCTTTTTCTACTTCAGGTTTGGCTTGGGTATTGCTTGCTGTTAGATGCTTTGCTTCGATAAGTGCCTCTACATTGCAATTTGCATCAAGCAATTCTTTTTCGGTGACTTGTTCACCTTTTCTTTTCTTTCCGATAACTAAAATATCGGATGTAATCGTATATGTCATTATGCTCCTTATCCCCAAATTGTTACTTGGTATCTGTATGACAAATATTCAACATCTGCTGCTTGATATACACCAGATTGTGCCGAAGTAACTCTTAGAGTATTAACAGCTCCACCTAAAGTTTTATCAGATTCTATTGCAGTTTTTATTGAATAGTCGCCAGATCCAGATAAGAATTTATCTAGTTTTTCCTGACCAGTACGCTCAGAAAATCTTTGAACAATGACTAATACGTCAATATTCGCTTGATCTAAACCTCTGGCATTATTTAGATCAAAAGTAAGGTCTAACTGTCCAATAATTGCACATGGTGGCTGTGGATTATCTGGTACTAAATCATAAATACGAAAATCAGCAATTTCCATTAAATTTTCTTTTAGACCTTGGCGTACTTGACTAGGAATCATTAGTAAGCTAATCCATTCATTTTGCGAAGTGGTCTAATTAAGGCTTCCACATCTGGATCTAATCTAGATGTTAGTCTTACAGTTCCCATATCAATTGAACCTGCAACACCAAATGGTGATTGTTTTCTGATAAATAATCTCGATGCTTGTAGTTTACAAGCTGTTTGAATCTCATATGGAATACTTGACCAACCCCAAACACCTTGTACTCTTAAAGTTTGTGGCAATTGTGCTGGAAATATGTATGCACCAATTGCAATTAAACGATTATAAGGCCAACCTCTACGTGGATTGTTGATGGGTTCAACCATGTAATCCGAAGTAGTCCACACTGTTTCCCAAGCCTGATCAAAATTATCATCTGTGGCGACTTGCGTGATTGTAACAATATCATCGATATCACAAGTCCACCAATCTTTTGGCGTAAAATATCTATAAACAGGAGCAGCTTGTGTTCCGTCCTTATAGAAAAAACGACCGCAATAGTCATCTATCATTCTGCTTGCTGTCATGATAGCGACTTCGATGGCTAGATCGTCATTGATGTCATCTATTGCAAGTGCATTCTTGACATCCGACAACGTGCAATACGCATTCGTTAGTGCCACGCTCTATCCTTCTTTCGGGTTTCTCTAGTACGGCGCGTTCTAATTTAGGTATTATAACTGCAGTACGCCTTTTATTTTTCTTGGTTATTTTGGTGGTCAACATGGTGTTCCTCACTTAACCAATAATTTTTTTGATGTGGCAATATTGCGCCAGTATGCACATATATTGGAAAACCTAATTGTCTAACGCGGCGACTAAATAAAAGATCTTCACTAATCCACTCACCGTTTATAGGTCCATCCCAAAACCAACACCAATTTTTTCCTTGGTGTGGATCTGCTACTTCTCGCATTTTTTCTAGAACACTGCGATGAATAAGTAAGCAACCGGTACCGCATGCTTCAATTTCAAATAAACTATTTTTATCGTATTTGTATAATGGTAAAAAACCGGCTTCTGATTCTGCAAATATTGCAGGTACAGGTTTTGGATATAAATTTTTATGTGCATCAAAAGCAGCAAATACTAAACCTGATACTATAGGTCTGTCTTTATCATGTGCTGCTTGTATAAGTTTATCAAAAGTCTGAATACTAAGTTGTTCGTCTGTATCAATCATTAACAACCAGTCAGATTTAGTATTATCTAAAAAACCTGCAACGACTCTATTTCTTAGTTTAGAAAGTAAACCAGATCCTTTTATTCTAACGAATGGACCTAATCTATCTCCTCTTGCTTGTACTAATTGAATCATGTTATATGCCCAAGCAGCATTAACTGTACCTGGATCGCATGCTCCAATAGAAATTGTATGCCCTGATTTCATAAATCCCCCTTTGAAGTGTAGAGCGGATAGATCGGGGGCATTCTATCCGCCCTACACACTTACTCTAAGCGAAGCTTAGAATGATGGTGCTACCAGACCAGTTCCTGAAATTATGGAAGCTGCTGCTGGATAACGCTCTGCAGAGAACGCACCAAAACCATAAACTACAGTCTTGATTGTCAAACTGCCAGGAGCAGTTGCATCAAAACGTAGTGAGAATGGTGAACCTGGTTGCTCCCATAGATGCATTTCGCGTGCATCAACCAAGTAGATTTCATCTTGGTTAGTTGCTGCGCCGTAGGTTGTTCCTACGTTTGCATCTGTTACGATTGGAAGACCAAGTAGTTGGTATCCGCTGTTTGCGTATTGTGCAACGCCTGCGCCAACACCAATTGCATTCATTTGACCGTTTGCAGTTGGTACAACTACTGGGCGACCTGATGTATCAGTCGCTGCTAGCAAGAATGCTAGACGACGTGGGTGCATGATCCAGTGAGTTGGGTTTGTGAAGACATTGCTCTGAACTTGCTGAAGTGCATCAGCGAGCTTTGGATAAAGCAATGCAACTGTTGGAGCAGTTGAGGTGAAAGTAATTGCGTTTCCACCTGAAGCACGAAGACCGAGAATCTGTCCTGCGCTTCCTGTTCCGTTGAGAAGTTGTGCGTCAAGAGTGGTGTGCCAAGAACGGATGAGGTCTTGAGCAACGAATGTGTCAATTCCTGTTCCGCGCTCGATTGCTTGACGGGATAGGTCTTGCTGACCGGCGATTGTGCGAACATTGATGGTCAATAGTGTGTCATCAACATCGGTTTCGCTCACTGCGTCGTTCTGTGTTACCTGAACTGCGGTTGACGAACCTGTGGTCAT